CCATGCGCGCGCGAGACGCAACCGAACTTATGATCGTGGAAGGATGGCTGAAATGAGCGATCGAACGAAGGCCAACATCTTCGCCATCCTCGGCGTTTCCGCAGCCGTCATATGGGCGGCCAATCTCTTTTACGCGATGGCGAAGATGGAGCCCTGGCAATGACACAACATCAATCATTGAAGATTTCCAGACTGCCGAATGGCGGCTTCATGGTGCGCTCATGTAATCCACACCTGGGGATGATCGACGAACCGCTGTTCGCGTCGTCGACCATCCATGAAGCGATGATCTTCGTGCAGAACGCATTGCAGCCGGTGCAGCCGACAGCCGGCATAAGCGGACCAGTAGGCTTCGCCGGGCTCGATCCGAAGCACTATCCCACCACCAACGGTTTCGGCCACAACGGATCATGACCATGACGAACCTCTCGCCGCGCTACGACCTCGACCTCACAAAGACGTGGTTCAGCCGTCGATACGGCGACATCACGGTATTTGGAACGTGGTTCGGCAAAGAGCAGCGCCCGGCGCTCGCGCTCGTTCCAACCAACAGCTTCGGCAACGACAACTACGCGCCGTGCGTTGTTCCGCTCGCCAACGCGCACCTGTGGGCGGAGGAAGGCGGCGACGGCAGGCATTGCGCCCGCGCATCGATTGCGTTCGCCTACAGCCTCGGCTTCAACGACTTCGACATTACCGCGCTTCACAGGATCGGATCGGCAATCCGTGACTGCCTCAGCGACCTCATCTCAATGCCGCCAAAGCCAGTGCTGGATCGCGTCGTCGTCGCGGACGCCATTCGCACGGATGAAAACGGCAGGGAACACCACGCGGAGATTTCCGAAAATGTCTAAGCGCCGCGCTGTTTGCTCGATGGCAGAGGAAGTCTTCGTGGACTTTGAGGACGGCTTGGTTCGCATGAGGATCATCGTCTACGGGCCGAACTATGAGGACGGCGAAAAGAACGACCAATCCATCATGTATCAAGGCATGAGCCTGGAAGAATACAGATTGCCAGACTTCCTCCGCATGTTCCGAGCGCGGATTATCGAGAAATTTGAGGACGCCGGCTGGAGATTCCCCAATGTTCACTGACCAAGCCGAACTCGACGGCACCCAGAGGCTCAAGAAGGCTGACGGCAAAATCCCGAAGGCAGAGGACTCAACCACCACGAAGGCGACCGACGCCCTCGATGGCGAGAAGATGGTTGCGCTTCACAGTCGCCTCATGTCGAACTACGTCCGCGAGCTTAGCCGGCAGGAAATAAACCGCTGGGAGCAGGCCAAGGACGAGGACGCCTACGACAATCATATGTGGTCCGAGGAAGACAAGGCGACTCTCAAAGAGCGCGGCCAAATGCCACTCGTCTACAACATCATGGCGACCGTCATCAAATGGATCACCGGGACAGAGAAGCGCGCCCGCACTCAGTTCAAGGTTCTCCCGCGCCGCAAGGAGGATGGCAAGGCCGCCCAGCGCAAGACCGAGTTGCTGAAATATCTAGACGACGTGAACAGTGAGAGCTTCTCCAAGTCACGCGCGTTCAAGGACGCGGTTGTCGTCGGCGTCGGCTGGCTTGAGGAAGGCGTGCAGGACGAAGACGACGGCGAGCCGGTATATGTCCGCACGGAAAGCTGGCGCAACATCCTTTGGGATTCAGCGGGCGTCGAGCCGGATATGTCCGACCGCCGTTATGTCACCCGAACGAAATGGGTAGACCTAGACATCGCCATGGCCATGTTCCCCAAGCGCGCGGATATGGTGCGCGAGTCGGCGCTGGAAGTGGATCGTATGCTCCACGACTTGCAGTTCGGCGACGTCGCGATGGACACCATCGAAGTTCAGAATGACAGCTATCGCGCCGAGCGCGAGGACAATGCCTATCGCCGTGATCGCGTTCGCATTATCGAAATGTGGTTCAGAATGCCGGTCGAGGTTCCGCGTCTCAAGGGCGGCGACTTCCACGGCGAGATGTTCATCGAAGGACACCCAGGCCACGAAAGGAGCATCGAGGGCGGCGAGGCCGTGATCGTTAGCAAGGTCATGATGCGGATGCACGTCGCGATCATGACGCCGAAGGGCTTGCTTCACGTTTCCATGTCGCCATATCGCCACAACAACTTTCCGTTCACGCCAATTTGGGCGAACATTCGCGGGCGAACCGGACTGCCCTACGGCGTGGCGCGCGGGCTTCGCGACATTAACGACGACATCAACAAGCGCGCGTCGAAGGCGCTGCACATCCTGAACACGTCCAAGACGATTATGGACGAAGGCGCGGTCGATGACCTCGACGCATTCAAGGACGAAGTAGCGCGCCCCGACGCGATAATCGTCAAGAAGCCCGGCAAGGAGCTTACTCTGAACGCGGATCGCGGGCTTGAGGCGTCGCATCTGCAAATCTTTTCAAGCGCCATTTCGCTCATGTATTCAATATCTGGCGTCACCGAAGCCAACATGGGAAAGAGCACGGGCCAGCAATCTGGCGTCGCACTCCAGACCATGCAAAACAGCGGATCGCTCGCGACCGCCGACCTATTCGACAATTTGCGGTTTGCCTTCCAAAAGAGCGGCGAGAAGCAGCTTTCACTCGTGGAGCAATATTTCACCGAGACCAAGGACTTCCGCATCACGAACATGCGCGGCACGCCGGAATACATCAAGATCAACGACGGCCTGCCGGAGAACGCCGTCTCACACACCAAGGCGGACTTCATCATCTCGGAAGCCGACTGGCAGATGACGATGCGTCAGTCCGCGACGGACGAACTGGTCGCGCTCTTGAAGGAGCTTGCGCCGGTCGCTCCGCAGCTTGTCGCCACCATGATCGACCTGATCGTCGAGAACATGGACATCCCGAACCGCGACGAACTGGTCAAGCGCATCCGCGCCGTCACCGGAATGCGCGATCCAGATGCGGAAGGGCCGACGCCGCAAGAGCAGCAGCAGGCGCAGAAGAAGGCCGAGGCCGAGCAGCTACAGACCGACCTCATGAAAGCGAAGCTGGCCGATCTGCAGGCAGGAGCGCAGGCCAAGGGCGCAATGGCCGCCAAGACTGGCGCGGACGCCAAGCGCATCATCGCCGCCATCGCCGGGCTCAACGTCGAGACGCAAGCAGCGGCGCTCGAAGCGGCTCTGGTCATGATCCAGTCGCCGCCGGCCGTTCCCGTAGCCGATGGCGTCTTGCACGAAGCCGGTTTCGTCTCGCGTTCTGAGCAGGAAGACGACCAGCAGCGCCAGCAGGCCATGCAGGCCGCGCAGCAGCAGCAGGATCAACAGAAACAGGCCGCCGCGCAGCAACAAGCCGCGCAGCAACAGGCGGCCGCCCGACAGCAAGCAGCCGTCCAGGCTGACGCGGCGCGCAACGCCGCAGCCAAGCGCATCAGACCGAATCCCGACGCCCAGCAGGAAACCGTTGAGCAGGAGGGCGTCGAGCAAGTCCAAGAACCACAACAGGAGCAAGAAGAGTGACCCAGCGGAATTGGAAGAAGGTCGAGTCGAAGTTGATTTCTCACATCGACTATGACGAGCCGAACAGCCGGCTTTACGTCAAGTTCCACACCGGGACGCACCACTACGCCTACGACGACGTGTCGCCGCACGCGCATTTCGAACTGACCACGGCCAGTTCAGTCGGGTCGCACTTCTCGCGCAACATTCGCGGGAAATATCCGCACCACATGATCCTCAACAAACCAAGTTGGGCAGATGAAGTCTCGAACGAGGGCTGCGCGTGAACCCGAAGGCGATCCTCAAGCGCGCCGCGAAGCTGATTGACGATCGCGGCGCGTCCTATGGCGGCATCGAGCAGAGCTTCGACCGCGCGGCAGCTATCGCGTCGCTCAAACTCGACAAGGTGGTCACCGCTTACGATGTGGCGACGATACTCGAAAGCGTGAAGGACGCGCGGATCGCGACCAACATCAGGCACGTGGACTCGCATCTCGACGGCATCAACTATCGCGCGTTCCGGCTCTGTCTGGCCCGGCCGCAAACCAAAGGCAAAGGATCATGACCAAGCATTATTACGGCACCAAGCGCGTCACGGCTTGGGAGCAGGACAGCAAGGGCGGCGATGAAGGCTACGCGGTTCGCTACGCGGACGGCTATACGTCGTGGTCGCCAAAGGACGTGTTCGAGGAAGCCTA